TGAATATTAAAAAGAAAGTGGTGTGGGGATGAGTATTTATGACATTCGCAAAGCAGGAAGAGAGTATTGCCAAACTGAGGGGTCTGAACACTACAAAACAGAAGACAAGGTTGAGCCTATTGACTTGATTATTGCCTTGGGCTATGGTGAAGGTTTTTGCATGGGGAGCATTATTAAGTATGCCGCACGGTTTAAGAGGACGCAAAACCTTGATGATTTGAAGAAAATATCGGACTATAGCAACATAATGTGCGGATGTAAGTTATTTGAGGCTACGAAAAATGAATAAAGTTGATTTTGATAATTTGTCGGTTGATGAAAAAGTAACTTTATTAAAACATCTTTATTGGGAAAAACGCTTAACTCTTAAACAATGTGCAGAAACACTTGGGTTCAGTGGCGCTGCTGTTATGCACGCGACATTTAGGAGATTAGGCGTTGCCACAGAAAAAGATAGAAGTCAAAGAAATTGTAAGAGAAGCGATAATAATCGTTATTTAATTAAACGTATGCCTGGCGGTAAGGTTGTATATAAACATCGTTATTTAATGGAAAAACACTTAGGAAGGAAACTTGAGTCCAACGAATTAGTCCACCATATAAACGGAAACAAAAGGGATAACCGCATTGAAAATCTTGAACTAATTACACGGCGTGATCATTTGAAATTGCATAGAGCAAACGGTGGTTATAGGCCTCCAAAGACTGATCAGATTCAATGTTCCATAGTAGGTTGCCCTTCATTTGCGATGAGTAGGGGATTGTGCTGGAAACATTATCGGGAAAACCGGAAAAATGGAAAAATAAACGAGTTTGAATTTATGAGAAGGAGGAAGAAAATTTGACCTTAGACAAACTGAAATCAGTATTCACCAGAAAACCTAATCCTCATCTCGATAAAACAATAGCAGACATCGGATTAACGCCTAGAACTTACCATTGCTTGCGAAGGGCAGACATATGGACTGTGGGCGATTTGGTGGAGTTGTCGCGCAAGGATATAAAGGGAGTAAGGGGAAGCGTGAGAAGAACGGTTGAAGAGGTCGAGAAGGTGCTGAATGGGCTGGGATTGGGATTGAGGAAGGATGATAAATAATGATTGAAAACAAAATTGCTGAAATGCTAGGCCAATTGGCAGATAAGTTGGGTGTGGCAAGTGCGAAGATTTGGGAATGGAGCTTATTGCAGGTTAAGGTGGAGGTTGTGACAAATATAATAACCATCTTAGTTGCGATACTTGCATCAGTGGTCTTTGTTTGGATAACCAAGAAATCGGTTAAATGGTGGAGGAGCCTGGGCGATAAGGATGAATTCAATGAAGAACTGGTTGCGGCATCAGTTGTGGGTTTTGTAATTTTTAGCTGCCTACTCTTGATACTAGATGTCTCTGCCTTTTTGAGAATATGGGATATTCCTGAGCTACTTATCAACCCTGAATACGCTGCGTTTCAGAATATCGTTGAACAGTTGGGAAGTTTGAAATAAGGGGGTAATGAAATGAATGATTGCTTACTGTGTTGGATAAACCTTTGTGATTGCGATTCTGGAAAGTGCGACAAATATATTTCGGCTAACTCGGGCCGTGGAGGAAAATTGAGCGATGAGTACCAAAAAGATATTAATAAAGCCATTGAGCCGATTACGAAAAAATGGCGCGAGAAACTTCTAAGGGGGTAATAACTATAGCAATGATAAAAGAGTGTCAAAACATCCTTGAAGAACGCTTAAAGCTCTACAAGAAACATAAGGCTGAGGTTGTTACTACTTTGCAAAGGGTAACGGTTTGGGAAGAGGCTCTTAAAAAGGGTGAGTTATGGCTCTTTGAGTATCACACAAGCAAGGTGATAGGGATGCCACACGGAACAACCACAAGCTCACCTACAGAGTCTACAGCAAGTCAAAGGGAAGTAACTTCTGAGATGGTACAAGAATGGATTGATGAAGACAAGTCTAGGATGCGCTACAAGGCTGTTGAAATTGAACAGATAGATGGGGCCTTAAAGGCTCTTACCAAGGAGCAACAGACGGTTATTGAGTCTAAGTATTTCGAGGCAATGACCTGGCGTAACATCGAGATAGAATTCAACGAAAAATATTCAGTCGGAAGAGTGTATATTCAGTCTGATGGGTTAAAGTTGATAAACAAGGAAGCATTAGGAATTCTCTGGCAAATACTTGGACCTCTTTTTCAAAGGTATCTCTATTTCAGAAAAGCAAATTAAAATTATCCCTAAATAGTATTAACTTAATCTTTAAAAAGTCTCTGTTTCCAAGTATTGGACGTGATAAAATGATAGTGTGAGAATCTTGAGAATGAATCACGAATAGCTCATCTACAGTTTGTGGAAAGAGCAAACAATGCCGCCTGGCTTCGGGCGGCATTAGCTATTTTGGGGGTGAGATTGATTATGAGTACATCATGCGCTGTGTTCATGGCTGCATATAAGAGCTCATACATTAATTGCTTCACCTGTCGCTATTGGGACCACGACGAACTAACCTGCATCAATCCCGAAGAGATTGCAAAGAGAAGGGGTAATAGGGAATTCAAGGAGATAGAAAAGCTACTCCGGAATAATAAACCTGTTCGGGGGCCGTTATAAAAAAAGAAAACCCTCGATTGATTCGAGAGTTTCTTGATTCCCCTGATTTAAGTTAGTTAATCGTTTGGATTGGTTTTATTCCCCCTCTCCCGATAATTCGAAGGCTTCTAGCGCATCAAGATATTCGAGTAATTCAGATTTTGATGGACCACCAACCCATTCAACTGCCGACTTTAGGTAGGATATTTTTTCTAAGTTTGTCATTATTTATTCCTCCTTTTTGTTAAGATACATTTCTAATGCTTCCGCAACTACCCTGGCAATTGCCTTGCCTGATTCCTTAGTGTGTTTGTCGAGTTGTTGTCTTAGTTCTAGAGATATTTTAGTGTTAAGAACTACTTGCATATTTTTCACTCCTTTCGCCGGACCGCGCCGGCTCGCTTTACTATGTTAGTCGTTTAACCAAGTTAGGCGCATTGTTGGGGCTTCAACGTATTCTTCGCCATGATTAAACTTCCATTCTCCATTGTAGAGACTAGGTGTGTAGGTTTGGCACTCTCCTCTAAGATCATATTCGAGAGACGCTAGGTTAACGAGTTTTTCCTCCTGACTGTAAATCTTTTGACCTTCGACCATCTTGGAACGAGTTGTTAAACCCGATGTTATATTCATGCGTTGTACTTTAACGCGTCCGGCCTTACTGATTGAATCAACCTTTACGAGTGTTTCACGTTCTGTTCTACAGTAGCCATGTTTGGCAAATCCACTGATAAATATTGCTTGCGCTGCCTGTTGTGCTGTGCGTCCTGCTTTGTCTATGGTTGGTTGCTTTGCTCCTAATGCTAGGAGTTTTTCGGCCCTTACATTGGCTGTGTACTTGGCGCGTGTGCCGTCCTTTTTGAGCTTATTAAGGTTTACCTGCTCGAATTCATGAGGACCTTGAAAGTCGAAGATATTAATTGAGTCGATTACCCAAGTCCCTGGGAGTTCAACTATTTGACATTGTTGGCCCACTGACCATGGACCGAATGTTTTAGGGTGTTGAATTGGGGTTGGGTTTTTAATTGCTTGCATTGTGTTTGCCTCCTTGTTTTTTGATCTTGAGTATATTGTATAGCTAGCTAGATAATATGTCAAGGGTTATTCTGAAGAAAATTAAAGTTATTTTTAGCGCAAAGAAAAGACCACCTTATTTAGTGGCCTTAACTGTGATCTTAGCATTTAGGGCGGTGAATCGAACATACTCGCTAATGCTCATGCCGTGTGATTTTGCCTTATCTGTGATCTGCTGATGCTCTGAAGTGGTGCATCGAATATTAATACTGGTTTTATCGTCTGACATTGTGTTAATCCCCCTTTATATAGCCGAGACTATTTCTTTTGCTGCCCTGGTGGCGTGGTCGCTCCGGTATGATTGCCACGCGCTAATACTTGGGGCCCATCGAAAACCGTTCTTTTTCAATTGGGTTCTGATTTCTGCGCTCGGTTTGCCATTAAAGAAGATTTGCAGACGGTGCGCTTCTACATTGTCGACTATGCGAATTCCGTTACTTTCTTCTGATTCCGTTTCTACTACGATTTCTTTGCTTTCCTGCGTTGCTAGTCGCTCAAGGTGTGCGATTCGGTCCTTGATACCCTTTATCCTGCCGTTACTGTTTTGGAGAACATACGGTGCATGAGGCTGTGTTCCTTCCTTACGTGCTTGGGCGTTGAACGCTTTATATTCGGCGTGTTCTTCTAGGGCCTTGGCTAGTTTCTCTTTAAGTTTGTCGATGGCGTTCGCATCGTTGGATTTAATAATCTTGTCACCTGCTACAATTGCATTAATGCGGTTGTAGATGCCTTTGAACTCGTCATACTCTGCCCACAGTTTGCCCTCTTTAGCTAAGTACTTGTTGTGCTTGCTCATGTTGTAGTTGGAGGGACCTGCTAACATTACGCTTACATGGCCGGCTCCGTTGGCGTTTCTGCGATTGGTCCAACTTGCATATCTGGCGGTGTGAGAAGCTAAAAGGCGATCTAGTTTAACTTGTGCTTCTTCTGATACTTTAGTTTTTGCCTTTTCGATTGCTGTTCTGACTTCTGCAATCTCCTGGTTGAACTCGGCTGTTGCGCTGCCTGGTTTGTAGTTGGAAAAACTCATATTCTCCTTACTGCGCTTGGCTAGTGCTTCATCTATGAGGCTAGTGCTTTGTATAGTGGTTGTTGGTGCGATTATTTCAACTGCTGCTATAGAGGGCGTTGGCTCCTCTACAATTGGTTCTGCTAAGTTTGTTTCATGCCATCCCTCGGACCATGCTTTAATATAGGGTAGACCTTCGCCAACCTTACAACCCGTTAAGCATGTTTCCAAGAATTTATCATCTTGCGCGGGAACTGCTTTTTTGCCAGTCTTAAAGGCTTGAACTCCTAAATTGTATGCGATAGTTACCATTGATTCATCCTCTATAGCTTCCACAACTTCAACGGGTGCAATATCTTCCACTAAAACCGGAACTGTCAGTTCTGCTTTTTGATCGTTGATAGATTCGGATACTATTTCGATTTCAGTGTACTTGCAAGCCAAGAGCTCTTGATATTCCTTTTCCGTGACTATTCTCTTTGATTCATAGTCGTTCCATCCACGGCGTTCTTTTAAGTTTAGTTCATATACTTTGACAGAGCCAATAATTTCTATCGTGGCATGCTCTTTGTTGTGCTGCTTGGCTGCATAATACTTTTCGCGACTGTTTACCGTTACCATCAAGGGCCAGAATGCAGTTGAATATTTTGCTTCGCTTTCTACTCCCTTTTTGCTGCATTTGTGTAGGCTGTAGTCCGAACCACTCCACGAAGGATCACCAGGGGCATGTTTTACTAAAAAGGTTCCGTTGTCTGCCTTGAAGAATCCACCTTCGATTTTTACGATGTGACCAGTTTTGATTTCCTTACCGTTCTTATCCATGTTCATGTGTGTTTTCCCCCTCATTCGTTGTATTTAATGATTGTATTGTACAGCGATATGCTTTACAAGTCAAGGGGAATTGATAAATTATTTTAACGTGTTTTGAGCTGTTTAAATGTTATTAGGTATAGTTGATGCTTGATGGGGTTTGGAGAGGTTAGAACATGGTTGTAGGGGTTGTGGTAAAGGAGTTGATAGTAATGGTTGAAGTAGGGTTTGTTGAGTTTGTTAGTATTCGGTTTTACGCTATAGTAGATAGTATAAAATCGGTCGCTAAGTCAATTAAGTTTTATTAGCAAAAAAGAAAAAGCCCTCATTCGAGAGCCTTTCGCCTAATGTATTCGCTTGGTGTAATTTCTTTTATGTGTGCGCGAATAACTATTTCATCCCATTCTGTAGGAGTAAAGCGGATTGTCTTGTTAATTGCGGTAGCATCTCGTAGGGGTTTTCTTCCTGCCCCTTCTCGTTTTCCACCACTAGCCATTATAACAACTCCTTTAAGTATGCGGTTTCAATTCCTTCAACCTCTTCCCAAGTGAAACCTGCTTTTACTAAATCGTTTTGAACATCTGATAAAACCGATGCACCTTCAATAGAGAGATCATGATAGCAAACCTCAAGGAATGCTTTATACCTTTCGATTGCTCCTTCCCTTGTGAAGACTGTTTTGTGGCCTATTGAGATGCCATAAGCTTGATTGCTTTTTAATAACATTTGCTTTTCCTCCCTTTATTTAGCTTCTACAAGATGATGTTTGCCGTCGATGTATTCGATTAGTTGTGCGCTCTTCTCGCTGTTGAATAATCCTCGTGCATGCTCTAGGTTGCCGAACTCATATTCGAATGTGTCTCCATCGTCGAAAACTTGAACAATGTATAAGTGAGTCATGTGTGTTTTCCTCCTCTTGATTCGTTTTATTGACTTATACTAACATAGTCTGTTTGATTATGCAATAGCTATTCAAAAGAAATGTTAATTTATTTTTAAGCCTTGATTGCATTATTAGAAGGAAAGTGTTTTGAGCTTAGTAATTAGCGTTGTGGTGTGATTGTACTGCAATGTTAATTAGTGGGCTTAGAAGTTATTGCGGGGCGTGTAGTGGTGTATTTGAGGAGGTTATTAGTCTGAGTAGACAAAGAGAAAGACTGCCTTAGTTAGTAGCCTTAGTTCTGATGTAATCTGATATAGTTTGGTTATGCGCTGTAGCTAGTTTGCGTATAGTTTCCCATTCTGCATCGGTCATGCGAATTGTCCTGTTGGTTGCTTTTTGATCTGATCTTGTTTTAGGGCCTGAGTTGGGACGCTTGCCTCCTTTAGTCATTTAATCAAAAATGCTTTCATAGATTTCTCTTGTAAATACTGCGTAGATTACGTCTGGGTTTGCATGTTTTGTGATGTAGTAGTTAGTGCTATCGTCCCCAAGTCCCTGATGCTCGTCGTAAACATTGCCCTTAATGGTTATTGATCCGAGTCTTGTATCCTCTGATAGAATTCGCTTGATAGGTAATTCGTTCATTAAACATTCCTCCTGCTTCCTAAATTCTGTGTAGCTTAGTATTTAGCCAGTAAATAGTATCCTTTAGTTTATTTTCAGCAACAGTATTCACACTGTAGTTGTATCCATTTCCCTTATCTGGTTGCAATTCCCTTACTACATATATAACCTTGGAATCTCGTTCATCCTGTTCCTTGACTATTCTAAAGCGAGGAAATTCGATACCCATATCTGTGACCGTTTCGTTACTTTCCCAAACTGTTATCCCGTAATGGCTTCGACGCTTAAATGTTAGTTCCATGTTTTTCCCTCCCACTGTTTTATTTGATATGCCTATCTTAACATGAACGAACTGATAGTGCAATGGCATATTCAAAAGATTGTCAAGTTTATTTTATGGGGGCTAAGATGATGAAGAGGCCAGAATGTAAATATTATGAGGCTAAGGATAATAAGAAGATTGTAGCATGTGTTAATTGTTATAAATGGGTAAGCGTTGAATGTGTTGAGTTTTTATCCAAGATGGAGAGGTATGATAATGATAGGTTGATGGCTGGGATATATCAGACAGATAAGGAATATCGCAGTATATAGAAGGAAGATGTTTTGAGCTTAGTAATGATCTGTCTGTAGGGATTGTATTGGATAGATGATTAGTAGGCTTAGAATGGCGTTGTAGGGTGTGTAGATAGGTATAGGTATCGGTAGAGTATGTAGAGGTGAGATAATTGTATTGCAATGGCCATGAGTTTAGGTATACAACTGCTGAACGTAAGGATTGCGACAATTGCAGTGGTGTTTGGTGCAGATGCTATAAGACTAGATGGGTATATGTAGATTAAAAGGAAGGTGATTTTATGGCTGCTGCAATCGGGAATCAATATGCTTTAGGTTGTGTCAATAGTGGCAGACCATTGAGGTATAAGACGGC